CATAAAGATTGATAGCGACTTGTTAACCCAAATAAAGGAACGCAAGAAAGCAACCGGGGTAACCATAACCGCATTTGTGGAGCAAGCCATACAGGATAAACTTAAAACCAAGTAACAACACTAACAAAGTTTTAACAATGCAACCCCATATAATTAACTACCATAAAGCATTAGGCTATATACCTGGAATGTGGATAGCCTGTGAGGTATGCTCTGCTACATCAGTTGATATACACCACATAATACCCCGTTCAAAGTTTGGCAGCAAAAGAAAGGCAGAACAAGACCACGTTAGCAACCTTATTGCACTTTGCAGGGTATGTCATAACTTAGCGCACGATAATGTAATTACCAAAGAACAACTGCAAACTATTGTGAGTAAACGCATATCTTTGTAATAATGACACGACAATCCCTGTTAGAACATATTGCTAAAGACAAAGACGTTAAAGCAGCGTGTATTAATATTTGCAAGGGATTAGATGGCAAAGAGTTTTATCAGCATATAATGTTAAAGATATGCGAGATAAATGAGCAAAGACTGTTAGACATATACGCTAATGGTTATTTACGTTGGTACATTGTTAAGATAATAATGAACGAGGGCAGCGAGTGGTTAACAACCTCAAAAAAGGTAGAGTACCTTAGTGAAGCCCACGATGTAATATGTGATGAGTATAACTTTGATTTAGATGTTGAGGTTAGCCGGGTAGAGGGTAACATTAACAACTTGCCTAACTTTGAAAAGCGAATGTTATTAGAGTACATTAAGTCTGGGAGTTACCGCAAGCTATCAGAGGAAACCAACATACCATACCGCACAATAGGCAACCACATTAAACGGATTAAAGACAAACTGAAATGAAAGTATTAGGAGTAGAGTTAAGCAAGTCAGGGAGTAACTACTATCGGTTAGAGATGCCATATCAGCACCTAACTCAAACAACCGATATAGAATACGGGAGATGTAATACTATCAACGGTATGCCTAACGAGGTACTGCAACAGTTTGATGCGGTAATCTTTTCAAGGGAGTTTGAACACCACAACGACATCAACAACATAAAGCTAATAGCCAACCAACTGCATAGCCTGGGGGTTAAGATTATAGTTGACATTGATGACTACTGGGTACTATCTACCTTTCACGTCCTTAAACAACAATATAAGATACACGGTGTAGCTGAAAAGATTATTGAGAGCATTAAGTATGCCGACCTTGTAACAACCACAAACACACTTTTAGCTGAAAAGATAAGCAAGCTGAACGATAATGTAGAGGTATTACCCAACGCTATCTATCCCGAAATATACCCGCAGTTCCAACCTAACTACGTGCCAGGGGATAAGTACCGAATAGGTTATATGGGTGGCGTATGCCATTGGGAAGACGTTGTATTAATGGCAGAGGGATTTAAACAGCTACACACTGACAAAGACTTGCAAGGTAGGTTTACCGTTAAGCTGTTTGGATATAACGATGAGAGTCCAGAGTACGGAAGATTTGAGCAAGTGTTTACGGACAGGGGTAGGGGTAAAGATTATGAGAGGGTATATGCTACCGATGTTTATAACTATGCTTTAGGGTATAACCACTTAGAAGCTTGTATCGTTCCGCTAAACGATAACACCTTTAACAACTGCAAAAGTGAGTTAAAAATGATTGAAGCGGGTTTTATGAATAAGGCTTGTATAGTATCTGATATTAAACCCTATACCGACTTAATAAAAAATGGTGTAAATTGCATTGCTATTGATAAGAATAAAAACCACAAAGATTGGTACAAGGCTATGCGCAAGCTGATTAACGAGCCTGACTATGGAAAGTATTTAGCCGACAATCTAAGCAAAGAAGTAAAAGAAAGATATCACATATCAGTAGTAAACAAAAAAAGGTACAACTTATTAAAGGCTTTATAATGGAATTAGGCTCAACATACTGGAGTGTGTTTAACGACAATGGTAAACGCAAAGCACGTAGGCACGTATGGGATAACCACCCTATTGATGTACTGAACAAGAGCCAAAACAACGTCTTTAAAACAAAAGAAGAAGCTGAAATCTATATAGTTAAAACAAGTTACGAAATAGCAAAATGACACCAAAAGTATTAGTATGCGTACTGCATTGCGATAGGAAGTATCATAACCGAATGATACCATTAGAAAGTATTGCCCTATTAGACTACCCTAACTATGAAGTTTACTACAACATAGAAACTAAAGACAAAGACAATTGGAAAGACCTAATAGCGGCAAGCTACCCACGTTTACCAAAGTTGTATTATGACTTTTGGAACTATGAGAGCAACTGGTGGAAAAAACCAGAGTTTGACCAAGACCAAGCAAGGTTAGTCCCTATTGTAAGGGGGCGTAACGATGCTATTGAGTGCGCCTTAGACGTTGGTGCGGAGTATATCCTGTTTGTTGATAGCGATATGGTTATTCCTCAAAACACCATTAAAAAGCTAATGAGCCACAATAAGCCAATGGTAGGCGGGTTTGTTAGAGGTAGGAACGACCATAAAGAAGCAAGCTACATATTTGGAAACGAAAGGGGAGTAGTTGACCTACCTAACGACTTGGTAGAGTGCGACCACGGGAATATAGGTTTTGTCCTAATAAAAAAAGAAGTGTTTGAGGTGCTTAAATTCCGTAGAGGTCGTTCGCAAAGAAAAGGACATTTACAGTCCGATGACCCTAACTACTGTGAAGATGCCGAGATACTTGGTTACGGTAGGCACGTAGTTGACAAGTCAGTAAAAGTAGAACACATAGATGAAACAGTAATACCTTTTGGAAATGGAGCACAATTTTAACTCACAATGCAAAGAAGATGAATGGCTATATCATGAGGGTATATTGCCAGATAATGGTTTCTATATAGACTTAGGGAGTGCCGATGGAACTATCAACTCTAACACCAAAGTATTAGATGATATGGGTTGGAGTGGTATTTGTGTAGAGCCTAACCCTGTTTATGTTTATACCTACAAAGACCGAAGCTGCAAGCTGATACAAAAAGCAGTTAATAAAATTGATGGCTCGGTTTATTTTGAGTACAACGGAGAAGCAGGGAAAATAACAACTAAAGACCAGATAAATGTAAGGGTAGTACCGGGCATTAGCTTAGAAACAATAGTACGTGAAAACAACGTAACACAAATAGACCTATTAAGTATTGACTTAGAGGGAAGTGAGTACGATGTATTAAAGCCCTACTTTAAAACAGACCTACCTAAGCCTAAAATTATTATTGCAGAATATTGTACCTTTGGTAAACAAGACCACCGATTAGTAACAATGCTAATAAAAAAAGGGTACTGGCTACAACTAACAACAGCATACAACTATGTACTTACTACTGTTTAACATAATCGGTTTTGCCTGTATAGGTATAGTCGTTTCAATGCAGATGGCTCACGCTAACCAATGGCTAAAGGATATAATAGGTTACTACCTTATACCCTACCCATTACGCTGTAACAAGTGCTTAACCTTTTGGAGTTGCCTGGCATACCAACTAACAACCGTTAACCCAATTAACGCAATACTAACCGCAGCAATAGCAGCAGTATTATCAATCGTAATCTATAACCGGCTATGACACAAGAAACATTTAACCAACTAAAGACGTTTAAGCACATTTGGGAGTTTTACTACTCTAACTTTTATGTAACAGCAAACCACGATTTAAACGGGTTAGCTGAATGGCTAAAAACAAACACAGGCTTTTCAACCGATATGAGTTGCAACGCTTGTAAAGAACAAGTAATAAGAATGGGTAGAAACCTATACGAAGAAAACGAAAAAGAATATGGCAAAGAAACTCAACCCCAGTCGCAAGTCAATAGAAAGCGGAAAGGAAACTAAGCTGCAAGTCGGCAGACCACGTTCCTATATGCCCGATGAGTTAGAAGATGCTATACAGGCATACTATCAACACTGTTTAGACTATACAGAGCAGCAAGCTACCGCCAAAGGTGATGTTGTTGATGTATCAAAGCCACGAATACCAACGATGGGGGGGCTAATGAACTTTCTTGATATGGATAGGGTTACATGGCACGAATACGGGCAAGTAAAGGAATATACTAACATAATAAAAAAGACCGATAACAAAATCAAGGAAGCTAAAGAGGAAGCATTGGTAAACGGGCAAGGCTCAACAACCGGGTTAATCTTCTATCTGAAAGCAAAAGAGGGGTGGGTTGACAAACAAACCGTTCAACATGAGGGGGAGATAACCGTAACTTTAAACTTGGACTAATGAGGTTTTACAAAGGAGATATAGTAGAAATACTGCAAGGAGATAACATAGGCAACAGGTACAGGATAATGGGCGTTGTTAAGAATTGGCATGGTATTCTGTATAATTTATCTATTGTTGGACTGCACACCCAAGAAAACATAATGCTATACCGTCGACCTTTTAATAACCATTTAATAGATTTACGTGTAAGATTTATGTTGTTATTTGCTAAAACATACCCAAAAACACGACAAAACACCAAAAAGTAATTGAAAATGGAATGTAAGATTTATAACGATATTGAACATACAAAGTTTGACAAGCTGAACGAGTTTCAACTTTCGTTCCTATATTTAGCCAACTGTATTTGGTATGGGTATAAAAAAACCTATGCTGAGTGGGCTAAGGTTGAAACTACCGAATACCCTATTGGTACTTACATATATTCAGATGGGTGCAAGTTTTATTTATCGGTCTTAGATACGTTCCGACCTCACTCAAAGTTAGTGTTAGATAAATTAAATACATATTAGACATGAGAAATTTGCTAATTTTAATAATCATAGCCCTATTAGGCTGCAAAGAAGAGCAGACCATTCCTAAAGGGCAAGTCGTTTACAAAGTAATAACCAACGTTAAAACAGGAATAAAGCCTATGGGAACTATTGACGATGTAATAACCTCAACAGGGTGGGATAGTACGTTCGTGTATAACGGAACAACAACCGATAGCCCCGACCTATCAATCCAAGCATACCGCAAATACACGATTGATTGTGATAGCATAGGGGATAACAACACACCCGGCTACATAACAACACAAATATGGTACGAGGGCAACCTTGTTGCAAGCAACACCATAACAACACCAACCTATGACATCGGGCAGTTTGAATACTTGGTAAGTGAATGTAGCTACGATATAGAGTGAAGATAGCCTACAAAAGACCTAAGCTAACAGACTACCAACGGGCTATACTGGATAGCAAGGCAAGGTTTACGGTGTGTGAAGCATCAACCAAGTCAGGCAAAACAGCAAGCCATATCATTTGGTTGTTTGAGCAAGCGTTACAATGCACCACTAATCAATCGGTATGGTGGGTAGCACCTACCTATTCACAAGCCGAGATAGCCTTTCGGCGAATGATTAAACAAGTAACGGTTAGGGGTTTCTTTACAGTCAATGAAAGCAAGCTAAGGTTAACCCTACCAACGGGTGCTATCATTCAATTTAAGTCAGCAGAGAAACCCGATAACCTTTATGGTGATGACGTTTACGCCTGTGTGTTTGATGAGTTCACAAGAGCAAGAGAAGAGGCTTGGTTTGCTTTGCGTTCTACCCTAACAGCAACCAACGGTAAGTGCAAGCTAATAGGTAACGCTAAAGGTAAAAAGAATTGGGGGTATCGGTTAGGGCTAAAGGCTAAGTCAGGAGAACAGGATTACGAGTACCACAAGATAACAGCATGGCACGCAGTAGAGGCGGGAATATTAAAACAAGAAGAGATTGAGCAAGCCCAACGGGATTTACCCGACCACGTATTCAGGGAACTATATTTAGCCGAGCCGAGTGATGATGGCAGCAACCCATTCGGGCTAAACTATATTAAGATGTGTGTTGCACCTATCCAAACAGACCAGGCGGTTTGTTATGGTATAGACTTAGCAAAGTCAGTTGACTACACGGTAATAGTAGGGCTTAACTCAATGGGGTTAATATGTTTCTTTGAACGCTTTAGAATGGATTGGGGGAATACCACCAAGCGGATAAGAGAAGTAATAGGCAAGGTGCAAGCCCAGATAGATAGTACCGGGGTAGGCGACCCGATAGTTGAGGACTTGCAAAACACAGGCTGCAATGTAATAGGGTTTAAATACAACGCCAATAGCAAACAGGAGTTAATGTTAGGACTTGCCAACGCTTTGCAGAACGGGCGAACGTCTGTAATACAAGGTATTCACCAAGATGAGTTAGAAGCCTTTGAGTATGTTTACAGTTTAAACGGGGTAAAGTATTCAGCACCTCAAGGTATGCACGACGATACGGTTAACGCCCACGCCTTAGCCTGGCAATTATTTTTACGTAGAGGTACAGGGAATTATAATATTGTTTAATATATTGCAGCGTCTTTCGTGTTTAATTGGTTAGGACTTAGCCCTGCTTAATGCGGGGCTTTGTCGTTCTATACACTTATCTGTTACTTGTATCAAGTGTTTACCCCCGTTGTACTCAAACCGTATTACGTTGGTTTGCTTATGCCTTTTGCACTTCTTAACCTCAATTCCCGATAAAGCATAGATTGAAAAAATAAAACCCGCAATAGCCCGGTAAGCTAACGCCTTTCTTTTGTAGGTTTTGTTTGCAACCATATCCAAACCCGCCCCTGATTTATAGGTTATTTGGTATTGGTCGCCTTGCTTGGTGATTATTATTCGTGCTGCCATAAAGCAAAGATATGGCACGAAAACCAAAAAAGCGGTATTAAATGTATGAAACTGCGAATACCGACAAAATTAAATGAAGTTACTATTGGCACTTTTATAAAGATAGCCAAGTTAGAAGCATCGGAAGACCCTGAACAAATACTTGACCGCAACATTAAAATACTATCCCTGCTAACAGGTGAGGGTGAAGATGTATTTTTGGAACTAACAGCAAGCCAATTGGCAGAGTTGGTAGGTAAGATAACATTCTTAAACGAGTTACCAGAGCCAAAGGCTATCAACCAAATAAAAGTAAACGGTAAGTTGTACCAGGCTAACCTATTGATTAGCGAACTAACAGCAGGGCAATACATAGACCTTTCGGAGTTTATCAAAAACCCGATTAACAACTTGCATAAAATAATGGCTACTCTATACCTACCCGCACATAAGAAATGGCACGGTAAGTTAGTGGTTGAAAAGTACAACGGAAAGACACAAAAGGAACGAGCCGATGAGTTTTATAGGTATATGCCTGTATCGGTTGCATACCCGGCAGCACTTTTTTTTTATCAAGTTTCCAAAGATTTAACAACCAATATAGAAACTTACTTTATAAACAAGGCAGTAGCGGAGATGAAACAGGCAGCAAAATTGTTGCGGGAGCAGTCGGTGAGTTCAACGAACGTTGGGGGTGGCATAATGCGTTGGATAGCCTCTCCAATAACTGCCCTGAAAAATGGTCTTTTTTCACGCAACTAAAGGTGGTTGAGTTTCTAAATATGTTGGCATACTACAAGGATAAAGAAAGAGTACGAAACCTAATGATAAAAAATGCTAAATCTAAGTAACATAGGGGTAAGCAAACAGCAAAGTGTTGAGCAGTCAATGGAAACATTGTTAGCGGGTTTTGCTCAATTGCTTATTGATGAGATGCAAAAGACCTTAGATGAGAAAAATAGGAACGCAAGTAGCGTACTAAGGCAGAGCATAAGCCTAACGGTAGGTGACAAAGAGGTTAGTATTTCAATGGAAGACTATTGGAAATACATAGACAAAGGGGTACAAGGTAACGGGAAAGGCAAGAAACGATTGAAAGGAATAGGAAGCCCATACAAGTTCACTAACAAAATGCCGCCTGTATCAGCTTTAAAGAAGTACATAATGAACAAAGGCATCAGCATTAAAGGCTACTCCGATAAAAAGAGAAGCCTAAGAGCAGGGATAAGGGCAAAGAAAAACAACCCGCTTGATAATGCAGCGTTCTTAATGGCAAGGTCTATCCAACAACACGGTATTGAAGCAAGCCACTTTTATACAGAGGTAGCAAACCCGAAAGCATTTAAACAATTAGCCCAACGAGCAGAGAAGCTATTAGGGCAACAGGTAATTTTTGAAATAAGAGGATAATGGCAATAACGATATTACAAGAGCCCGCAAAGTTTACACCCGCTTACAATGAGAATTGGTTTGTGGCAGAAACTACCAACCAAGCACAGGCTAATTTTAAGTTTGTGGTTGACATTGTATTCTTAGGTGATGCAAGCTACACCCGCAGGATAAAAAGAAACATCTATCCAGGCAGCACCAACAAGTTAGTTATTGACGTGCATAGGATAATTGAGAACTACCTAACGCAGGATATTGACTTAGCAACCGATGAGGTGGAGTTAAACGCTAACAGTTGGAAAGGGTATATAATAAGGGTAGGTGAGGAGTACGGAACAACACCAACCGTTTACCCAAACTTAGCCCAAAGCAATATAATATTGACTTGGAACGCAGTACAAGGCTTTGAGCAGTTTGTAACCTACTCAAGTGGCACTTGTTTGTTAGGCTCAAGCGGTAGCACGTTTTTAACTAATAGCCCTGCAAGCCAAAACACAAGCATTGATGAGTTTGGTTGGTTGTATATGATACAAAACCCAAACGGGCAAACGTTCACACAGGCAGAGGTTAAGACATACGATAGCAACGGACTTGTACAAACTGTATTAGTCAACAACCCATACAACGCACCCGCAAGTAGCGGGGAGTGTTTTCTGCGTATGCCTGCCAACCCTGCAAGTCTTAACCTTATACCCGGTGGTAGTCTTAATAGCGGTAGCCAACCAATAATAACATCAAGCATAACCCGCTACACAATTAGGACTTTAGATACTGGCATACCTAACGGGGCAAGTTCAGAAACTAAGACCTATAACATAGTATCTAATTGTTCAGACCATACTAAGTACCGATTGCATTTCCTTAACCGCTTAGGTGGTTTTGATAGCTTTAGCTTTATTAAAGGCAGTCAGATAACCGATAGCATAAGCAAGAGCAATTACAAGAAACCCAAAGGCACATTAACAGGCAGTTCATTCGGCTACACTATATCCGATAGGTTGACAACTCAATACCAAACTGAAGTAAAAACAGCCTACCAAATAAACAGCGATTGGATTGATGACTATGAAAGTGATTGGTTGCGTGAACTACTTAGCAGCCCTATTATCTTTTGGGAGAAAGATAGCGAACTAATTGCCATCAACGTTACCGATGTAAGCTACATAGCTAAGAAAGGACTGACCGATATGACCTTTAACCTAACCGTAACTTTTGAAACAAGCTACACCAACCAAATGCAACGCTATTAATGGTAACTAAGATATTTGTAAAAGCTAATCAGCTATTAGTATGGTCGCAGTTGGACTTGTTGGAAGATATACCAATGAGTTTAAACTACTCTATATCGGATATCCGCAACCCCGAAAATAGAGATGGCAACTATTCTAAGACTATACGCATACCCGGTACAAAGGAAAACAATGAACTGTTTACCGATATATTTGAGATAGATATTGATGGCTCGTTTAACCCTGCTGTTAAGTCTGATGTTGAAATACTGATTGATGACATTAGCGTATTTAGGGGAGATTTACAACTGCTAAGGGTATATATTAAGGATACTAATTTTATAGACTACGATGTCCAGGTAATAGGTAATGCACCTACCTTGTTTCAAGAGTTGGGGGATAAGACCGTATCAGCTTTAGACTTTAGCGACTTAGACCACGATTACAGGTATGCCAATATAGTAGCAAGTTGGACACCAACATTAGGAACGGGGTATGTTTACCCATTGATTAACTACGACCAAACAACAACCAACGTCTATCAGGTAAATGACTTTTGCCCTGCTATATTTGCAAAGGAGTATTGGGATAGGATAATGGAGTTAGCCGGGTACACCTATACCTCTACCTTTATAGATAGCACTTATTTTAAATCGCTAATTATACCTTATAGCGGTAACGGGTTAAGGCTAACCAATGCCGATATACAGGCGAGGACTTTTAGGGCAAGCCTAAGCGGGTACTATGAAACACCTGACTTATTTAACGTGTTTAGCCCTGCATTTAGCAGCAGTATAGTTCCGTTTGATGATGATAGCACAAGCCCAAACTTTGATACAGGCGGTAACTTTAACACCTCATCAGGTAGGTTTGTACCAGTTGAAGCGGGGAGTTATAAACTAAACACAACACTTAGTTTAGTAGGTTATTGGTATTTAGGCGGGGTGTTAGATAGCACATCAAATACATTCAACGTTCAGCTACAAGCCGACAATATATTCTTAGTAGTAGGCGATTATGTAAACGTAAGGGTTAGGTACAACCGTGACCCTATATTAGGGTTTGATATTAACTGCTTTGTAGAGTTTGTAAAGAACGGAACGACTGTATTAAATTCTGTTTATGTTGAACTGCCAAAGATAGGTGGTACTGCTTTCTTTGATGAGATTAAATTAAGGGTAGCAGCAACCTCACTCTACTACAACGGGGTAGCTACTGATACCATTACCGAGGGAATGACTATGTTAATGAACAACACGTTACCTCCTGCTGATACTAAGCTGCGGGATATACTTGTTTCGTTCATTCGTATGTTTAACCTTTATATAGAGGTTGACCCCGATGACACCAAAAACATATTAGTAGAGCCGAGAGATGATTACTATTTAACAGGCTCAAACAACGCTTTAGACTGGACTGATAAACTTGATGAAAGTCAGGATATTGTGGTAACTCCTATGGGTGAGTTGGATAGCAAGTCATTCTTGTTCACCTATAAAGAGGACAAAGACTATTACAACGAAAAGTACCAACGTAGCAACAACGAGATATACGGTAGGTACGAGCAGTTTATTACCAACGATTTCAGCAAAGCACAAAAGAAGATTGATGTAATATTCAGCCCTACGCCATTAGTAGGTAACACTCAATCTAACCGTATCGTTCCGCATATCTACCAGTTTGATGAGCAGAATAACACCATACAAAGAAAGGCTACCAACATACGCATATTGTACTGGGGTGGATTGCTTAGTACCCAAACGTGGATAATTAAGTCGTTAGTACCAAGTGTTACACCATACCCACAAACAACATACCCATACGCAGGTCATTTGGATAACCCATATAGCCCTGATGTAGAGTTGAACTGGGGTACACCTAACGAGTTATACTATGGCTACAACGCTTTTATATCTCCACCTAACTTAGAGTACACCAACAACACCCTATACAATAAGTTCTACAAAGCAATGATTGATGAACTATCCGATAGTGATAGTAAGTTAGTTACTTGTTATCTAAGGCTTACCCCCGAAGATGTAGAGTTCTTATCGTTTAGGCGTATCTATGTTATCAAAGGTTACTACCTACGTTTACAGTCTATAAACGATTACAACCCTATCAGCAACCAACTAACAAAGGTTGAGTTTCTAAAGATTAAAGATGGGCAGAGTTTCCAAGTAACAAAAGAGGAAATTATAGGTGGCATAGGTAGTTCTATTGGTGGAATGGTTATGCCAGGCTTTGTAGTTGATGGTAAACCGCTAACAGGAGAAGTATTGCCAGGCAAGATAATACGCTACGGGCAAGGTGGTTTTTTAGATGCAAGCAGTACACAGTTGGTAATTAATGGTGATGACAACAACGTTCACGCTAACTGCCAAAGGTTAATGATTGAGGGGGAGAGTAATACGGTTTACGCAAATAGTAGCGGGGTAGTTATTTTCGGTGATAGCAATGTTTTAGAGGGCAATAACGAGAACATTAACCTTATTAACTCATCAGGGGTAACGGTACAATTTGGTGTAAGCGGGGTAACTACTCTAAACATTTATGACCAGACCATAACACAGTCGGGGCTGTATATGAACAACCCTACTATAATAGATAGTGGGGGAGAGGTTACGTTAGACCTTGATGACCCTGCAATATTTGGTAGCAACCTTTTAACTATACCAAGCGAATATTCGCTGCAAAGTAGGTTTATCCTTACAGGGGCGAGTGCAAGCTATGAAATTGTAAGGCTGTTACAGATACCCGATGTTGATTTTAGAATAAGAAAGGGCGGTAGTATAACGGACTTAAAGTTTACAACAGGCGGTTTTATATTAACACCAAGCCCATCGACATACGCATTATTAGATGGCACTACCAATGATTACATAATATTTAGAAAAGTAGGAACAGCAGTTAAACAATTAGAAGTTAACGTTTACTAAGATGGAAGAAGTAGTATTAAAGATAAAGGCAGAGGGTGGACAAGATACCGAAGCTAAGGTTAAGAGTATCAAGCAACAACTAAGGGAAGCCAAAGAAGCAGCCCTGCAAGCTAAAGAGGGTACAGAGGAGTATTTTCAAGCCCTACAAAAAGCCGCAGGGTTAGCCGACCAACTGCAAGACGTTAACAAGGCTGTTAATCAGTTAGACCCGTCGGCAAAGGCAGCAGCATTTGGTAATCTTATTAATGGGATAGCGGGTGGTTTTCAAACTATTACAGGCTTATACGGTTTGCTTGGCGAAAAATCAGAAGATGTAGAAAAGCTACTGTTAAAGGTACAAGCTGCAAGTGCAATAGCTATGGGTGTGCAATCTTTGGTGGAGGCACAAAAGCAATGGAAAAACATACAGCAAGCAATAAAACAAACTACCATAGTACAGAATATAAACACGGTAGCAACTAATATAGCATCAGCAGCACAGTCGGCATATTCAGCAGTAGTAGCAACAAGCACAGGTTGGTTAAAGGCATTTAGAATAGCTTTAGCTGCAACTGGTATTGGTTTAGTAATAGTGGCATTAGCTGAATTAATTATCAATTGGAAAAAAGTTAATGAGTTAATAGATAAAGGTACAGAGTATGTAAAAAAATATAAAGCAGCATTTATATTATTAGCCCCTGCGATACTTGCATTATTTGGTGGGCTTATTTTAATAGCTGGTGCAATAAAAGGCATTAACTCATTAATGAAGTCAGGCTCTGAACAGACTGGCGATTATGAAGAACATATTAAATTAGTTACCGAGGCACTTGATAAATTAACAGAAGCTGAACTAAAAAAACGTGGAGCAGCAGCAGGTGGTGAAAAAGACATAGAACGTCAAATAAAACTATTACAGGCACAAGGTAAAACAGCAGTTGAAACCGCAGGCTTAGAAGAAAAACTATTTAAAATAAGGCTTAAAAATATTGATGATTTAATTGCGGCAAACAAGTATTACCATTTAGATACGGTTGATTTAGAGCAGCAACGCAAAGACTTAATAAACGACAATGCGACAAGGATAGCAAGTATATCGAAAGGTTTAAACGACCAAAAGGTTAAAGATGCTAAAGAGGCTGCCGATAAACTTATTAAGTCTGAACACGATATTACTAAGGACTTTGATGATGAACTACTAAAACGACAAGAAGCCGATAAAAAGGAATATGAAGATGGCATAGCAAATAAAAGACTTAAAAGAGATGAAACATTTGCTATTGAAGATGAGACCACGCAAAAAATAAAAGATGAGTTGCAAAAAAGGCGTGATGCCGAACAAGCTGCTATTGATGAAATAAAGGCATCAGAGCAAAAAGCATTTGAAGAGAAAAGAAAAAATATAGATGCAGGGTTTCAGTTAGCACAAGCAGCAGCTAATTCGCTAAATACTTTAAATGATATAATTACGCAGAACGAAAAAAGAGGTTTAAAAGAGGGTGAAGTTTTATCAATAGAAACACAAAAGAAAGCATTTAAAAGAGCGCAAGCTTTAGCCCTTATTCAAACAACAATAAACGGGGCGCAAGCAATATCATCTATACTTGGACAATACCCTAAGTTTGATGGTGGCTTTGCTATGGTGGCTGCATTAGTTTCTGCAACAGCAGCAATAGCATCTCAATATGCAGTCATAGCATCGCAGAAGTTTAGCCCCGATACTGGAGGTGGAACACCACCAAGCGCACCTATGGGTTTAAATGGTAATGGTTTCAATGCACCAAGCCTACAACCCGTAAACACAAGCGGGTTTATACAAGAGGGAACGGACTTTAAAGTGTACGTTGTTGAAAGTGATATAACCAACACTCAACAAGGGGTACAACAAAACAAAAAGAAAGCCCTTATAACAATCTAATGGCACTATAAACAAAAAAACAGTTTTATAATTATGGAATTACCACTATACAAAGTACACATAGATGACTTTGATTTCACTACTGGAGTTGATGCGGTAGCAATAGTTGACCACCCGGCTATTGAACGTTCATTTATGGCTTACTCTAAAAACTATGAGTTTGCCTTTAGCGAGAATGGGGATAGGAGAATAGTAACGGGGGCTTTAATGGTTGCTGATATGCCTATATACAGGAATGTAGCAGGGCGTGAGTTCTACGTTCAGTTTGATGCCAACACTATTGAAGCTATTGCACAGCGTTTCTTTGAGATGGGCAACCAATCTAAAGTTAACCTTCAGCATAACGGGGAACTAATAGAGGGTGTTGTTATGTATGAAAGTATGATAATTGACAAGACCAGGGGCATACAGTTCCAAGATTTA